TCGCTAACGGCATAGCTGCCGTCTTTTTCGCGTCTTATCGCGATGCGTCCTTCCACATTCACTGTAGTGAATGTGGATGTGTTTAAAGTTCGTAACGCTTGTGTTTTGTTCAACATATTATTCTCCTATGATGCCCCTGCCAGGCAGGCAGGGGCTTGTGGGTGTTACTGCTATTTGAAGTACGCGCGTAGGCATACTATGATGGCTTCCATGTCATCGCAGTGGAACAAGTCCTCGTTCAATTCAAAACTGTCGCACTTTGTGAGCGCGAGCTTATAGGTTAGCTCTGCTAACCTCTCCAGCTCAGCAGCTTCTTCAAGCTCCCGAGCTAGCGCATCAACGTGGCGTGTTAGGCCTGTTGTGTCCTGTGACTCGTATTTCGCGATTACGTGATTTCCCATTTTACTCATACATCTCTCCTATGATTGCTCCTGCCAGGCCTGGCAGGAGCTTAGTTGTTACTAGAACGCTCCCGCTGCATACCCCGATGTATTCCTCAAATACACCGTTGTAAATACCACGATAGTGAGTATGTTTAGACATACAATCCCCCAGTACAGCGGAGGGTACGCGACCATCAACATGTCGATGCCACGACCTGCTAAGTAGCAGGCTGCTAAGTAGCAGGCTCCTATGGCGTGGTCACGTAGAGAACCCCAATCCACTCGTTCTACGAGGGGCTTAATATTGGAGAACTCCAGCTGGTCTGTTGATATGACCAGACGTTGGCCACCGAAGACCAACTGTTTAACCGCAGTGAAAATACCCATACATTTCTCCTATGATGCCCCTACGAAATGCAGGGGCTTAGTTGTTGTCAGAAGGAAGCCTCGGGGCTCTATCCGAGGCTTTCTATCAAGAGCCCGTTGAGAGCCTCTACAGCTTGGCGGTAAGCCTTACTGTTTTTACGCTCTCCCAACCCTTGTAGCGCTGTACGCACTACGTTTCCACGAACTTGGTCGCGTAAGGTTAGCGCTTCGAGCTTAGCGCTAAGCTCGGCGATCGTTCCCGATTTGTCGCTAATTTCGGGGATATCACTTGATTTAGCGCTATCGCCATACGCAGTTTCACGGTACCACGCCATAACTTCGGGGAATGTTTTACCAGTGAAAAGGATGTCCCCACCAGTGTGGGCGTAGACGCTCAGGCCTTTTATTACCATTCTTGAACATTTCATTATATTTCTCCGATTGAAAAGTGAGGAGATTTCCCTAATCAGTACCATTTTGAGTACTAAAGTGAGGAGATTTCCCTAGTTGTGCACAACCCTGTGCGTAGTTGTTGTCAGAAGGAAGGCTTTGGCAGTCTCTTCGCCAAAGACTTTCGCTCTAACAACAACTAAGCCCCCGCCAGGCAGGCAGGGGCTTAGTTGTTGTTACAGGTTATTCTCCTATGATTGCTCCTGCCAGGCCTGGCAGGAGCTTAGTTGTTACTAGAACGGGATTTCGTCATCGCCGAAAAAATCAGGGTCAAAAGGCTCTGGCGATTCTAGGTCGGCCACGAGCTCTGCAAGGTTTGCCTCATGCACAACTGCGAACTCATAGGAATCAGCCACGACGTCCCACAAGTGGTCCGAGATTACTTGGCCCCACACACCTTTGTCATGCGCCGCCACAAGCTCCTCTTTCGAGAGAGTTACCCCAACAAATTGGGCCATCTGTAATATTGCAAATACTTCTTTCGTGTTGTTCATGGTGTTACTCCAATTTGATGATCCGATATGGTCACCTTATACTCATCACATCGGAAGGAAGACTCGGGGCTCTATCCCGAGGCTTTCGCTCTTGCTTTTGCTCTTGGCTCTAGGAGAGGGCGGGGGGGCACCTTGTTTTCAGTTTCGATTTTCGATGAGAGGGTATGGTAAAAAGTGTGCAAGGGTATTTACAAGGGTACCTTGGAAAGGTATAATAGTACCTTTAAAAGGAGTCTACTATGCCGATACCTCTACCCCCAATTAGCCGCTTAAACGAACTGTTTATACTCAACCCTAAGAGCGGAGAGCTTAGCCGTAAGATCGGAGTCCAAGGTGCAAAAAAGGGGGCCGTAGTCGGTAGTAAGTCGAAGAAGGGCTACTTGAAAGTGCGCATTGATAATGTGTATTACTACGTCCACCGAGTAGCATTCTTTATGTACACAGGGCTACAACCCATGACGGTGGATCATAGGGATAGGGATAGAGCTAATAACCGCCTGTTCAACCTGCGGGGCAGGTAGAGCGTTTTTCAGTGATCAGAGGCTGACGCCCCTGATCCCCTGTTAATCCATCCATGGCAGGTCTAACTCTAAGTTCTTAAACCTAGCCAAGTTCCTAGCCCTTAGAACTGAGCGCGTGGCCCTTAGCCGCCCAAGCTCCGAGGTCGTGGACCAATTGTGTATATCGGCCCCGATTGCACCGTATTTTCGTACCTTTTCGGCCCGAGCTACGCATGCTTCGGCCCACCGTCGGTACCTCCTGTACTCCCAACCTTCTGGGCGCGGGTACTCAGCTATAAATGCGCGTATTAGGAATTTGAAGCGCTCCTTAGGGTCTTTTAAGTTACATTTAGCGTGCACTTTCTTATATGGGTCGTTTTTACGTGCGCCAACTGCGGTTTTAGTGCGCTTTCCACGGTCTATATGGTTTTTCATGGTACAATAAATCTGAAATAAACAACTAGAGACTTTCTCATGAGCGAAAGCACCAAGTCAAACATTAAGGTCGGATCACATAGTGATTCGGCGAAAAACACTAGCAACATCCCCCAAAACAAAGCTATCGACGACTACTTCAAGGTGATCCTTAATGGACTATTAGCCTCTGGAGCTGGCGGCCGAGAGGACCAGCGCTTAATCGCTAAAGCCATGGCCATGGCTATCACAGCCTATGGCCATAGATGCACTGTACTAGGACAAACGTACGCTAAGAACATTAACGGGGGATTGGGTGGATCACGTAGTGATTCGCCTGGTTCACCGAAAAACACTAGTTAGTTGGCCTCCAACACGCACACGTTGGCCGACACTGAGCGGGCTAAAGAGATGCAGCTCAAGAGCGCAGCCACTAAGAAGAAGAACATCCTGGCTAATGGGGTCTCTGTTAAGGAGTCCATTACCCTGGTGTTTGAGAAGCTTGGTGGGGTCAATGGGTACGCGAAGTGGGCGGCTAAGAACCCAGATAAGTTCTACGAGCACTATTTGAAGGTGCTGCCCGTAGAGCTTAAAGCTGAGGTCAACGTTACGACCGACTTTGCTATTATCCTGGAAGCTGCGCGGCTTAGGGGTTCGCCTCAGAAAAATTTACCTAGCGTCATTGAGCAGGGGGCCGCTGTTATCGCGGAGATCGCTGTTAAGAGTATTGAAGAGCATGAGTACATTGGGAGAAGTGAGCTTGACTGACATAGAGAACATGGACAGGGGATTGGGTGGATCACGTAGTGATTCGCCTGATTCAGTGGAGATGAGGATGTTTCCACACGCTGTGGGAGCGCCGGACTACGCCACTGAGGGTGCAGCTGCTATGGATCTACAGGCTACCGAGTCAGTTATGTTATACCCTGGGCAAACCCACCTGATGCCTACTGGTATCGCCGTGCGTATGCCGAAACACATGTGTGCAGAGGTTATGAGCCGTAGTGGCTTAGGGTATAGAGAGGACGTGAACGTTAAGATTGGGGTAGGCTTGATCGATAGTGACTACCACAAGGAGATCTTCGTACCGCTGGTTAACAGGAGCACTGAGGGTGAGCCTGTACAAATCTCGGCGGGCAGGCGTATTGCCCAGTTGAAGTTCTCTGAGGTCATACGCCCCGATATCAAGATGGTTAGCTCCATGGATGACAACGGGCGCGGCGGGTTTGGACACACAGGTGCATAGGGAAACCCAAACTACAACGGAGAGATAATGACCCAAGATGAGTACGACGTACAGATAGCTACAGCGGTTAGTACGTACTATGACGACCCACTAGGGTTCGTGATGTTCTGCTGGCCGTGGGGCGTTAAGGACAGTCCCTTAGAGCCTTGGCCTCAGGGCCCAGATGACTGGCAGAAGGACCTCCTGATACAGTTGGGCGATGAGATTAAGAATCGGGCGTTTAACGGCGTGACTGCTGTAGATCCTATAAGATTTAGTATAGCTAGCGGCCATGGTATCGGTAAGAGTGCCCTGACCAGCTGGTTGATCCACTTTATAATGAGTACGCGGCCAAACGCTAAGGGCGTGGTCACGAGTGGTAAGTATGAGCAGCTTAAAGATAAGACCTGGGCCGAACTGGCGAAATGGAACAAGATGGCGATCAACGGCCACTGGTTCGAGTATCGATCGTCTCGTGGAAACCTGACCTATTTTCGCACAGGGCTTAAAGAGGCGTGGGCTGTCAACGGGCAGGCTTCGACGAAGGAAAACGCTGACGCCTTTGCCGGACTTCACAACGCGCGCAGTACTCCGTTTTATATATTCGATGAAGCATCGGCTGTCGATGATGCGATCTATGAGGTCGCAGAAGGCGGTCTAACTGATGGCGAGCCGATGATCTTCCTGTTCGGCAACCCGACTAAATCCACTGGGCGCTTTGCCGATACGTTCGGAAAGATGCGCCACAGGTGGCTGAATAAACAGATTGACTCGCGTACTGCGAGGATGACGAATAAGGTAGTAATACGAGAGTGGGTAGATGACTATGGGGCGGATTCAGATTTTGTACGGGTACGGGTTAAAGGCCAGTTTCCTCGTGTCGGCGATAGTCAGTTCATATCAACGGAGGTTGTTGAGATGGCTATGGCGAGAGAACTCGAAGCTGATCCTGTCGACCCTATCGTTGTCGGCGTTGACGTGGCTCGTTTTGGCGATGACCAGTCCGTTATCACTGTACGCAAGGGTAGGAAACTTGTAGATATACGTAAATACCGAGAGCTAGATCTCATGAGTATGGCGGCGATGACCGCAGAGGTGATAGATGAGTATAAACCCCACGCAGTATTCGTGGATGGCGCTGGTCTTGGGGGTGGTGTTATTGACCGGCTCAAGCAGCTCTCCTACAGATGTATCGAGGTCCAAGCCGGTAGTAGAGCTATCGACCCTGAGAAGTTCGCTAACGTGCGGGCCGAAATGTGGTGGAAGATGCGTGAGTGGCTCGAGCATGCGGATCTCCCAGATGATAACACCTTACTTTATGACCTCACTGGAATAGAGTACGGGTACAACGAGCAGATGAAGGTGAAGCTCGAGAAGAAGAGTGACATGAAGAAGCGTGGGCTTCCATCACCTGATATAGGCGACAGCTTAGCCCTTGGCTTCGCAGAGCCGGTGAACGCAGTGGCCAGGCCTCGTGGGGCTAGGCGCAAGAAGACAGTTAACTGGAGGACGTTATGAGTGATATAGCAGTACGGTTTGGGTTTATACATGATGAGGATGGCGATCGCGAGCCAGCCATGGGTATATACAACGTCAGGAATAACAGGAAGGCTATGTACGCCATACCCCTGAGCTCAGCGTATAAGTACACTGATCAGGCATATATGATGCGTGCTTGCTTCGCTATTTCACAGTACCTGCAGATGCATCCAGACGCCTTCCTAATCAACCGTATAGCTGATACTATACTTAGCAATCTCGACACTCTTATCATCCAGCGCCCAGCGGGTAAAGAAGAGGGAGAAGTCTTCGGCGAGGGCAAGGTTATTGTCGAAGGCGAGACTATCGGGGAATTCGAGGCGTACACTAACGGTGATATAGTAAAATGAATAAACGCAAGCTTAAACCACCCCCAATATACGGGAAGTTCTTGGACAGGGCCGCATCTATGGGTGGAGGGCTCTATCAGGGGGCTACTGACCTCATTACAAAGCCAGCCCTATTAGCTAACACTGGGTTCGAAGCTTTAGGGCTACGTACCAAGGAAGAGGCCGAGCACGCACGAAAGGCTATAGAGTACTCACTCCGGACACCCCCCTTTATATCCCCACAGACTGAGGCAAATCTCGCAGAGGTTGCCCGGCGTCATGGTGGGCTTAATGATATAGGGCGGGCCGCCGCAAATTTCGTAGGGGCTAAGGGACTACTACGGGGGGCTTTAGGTAAGGAGTCGGCCAAGAAGGTAGAGCGCCGCAAATCCATGATGAAGCAGGCGTCTAAGCAGATTAATAAGCAGTTAAGGAAGCGGGCGCTCAAGGCAGCACGTAAGAAAGCGGTGTATGCGGCATCTAAGATCGTCTCCCCTCAGGTTGTAGAAGATACAGATGTCCTCCCAGAAGATTATGATGGCCGGGTAGTCCCCGATAAGCCTGACAGGTATATACCATGATTGATAATTTCCAGAGTCACTCCGCTGAGGAGGACTATATAAATGAGCCGCAGGTTAAGAAGCCACGTAGTAAGCGTAACTCGCTCGATAGTCAGAAGAACAAGAAGCTGCACGGTAAGCTGCGAGACTGGTGGACCCAGGCTCGCGAGGTGCAGTCGGAGAATAGGCTTGAGCAGTCTCTAGACTCCGACTTTAAGGACGGACTGCAATGGAAAGAAGAAGATGCGGCCGAACTTAGAGAACGGGGACAGGCTCCTCTGGTATACAATCGTATCAAGCCCGCTGTGGATTGGGTGCTTGGTACTGAGCGGCGTAGTCGCATGGATTTCAAGGTCCACGCTCGCAAAGACGACGACCAGAAGGACGCCGAGACGAAGACGGCCCTTCTAAAGTACCTGTCGGACGTGAACAAGACCCCATTCAATGTATCCCGAGCTTTCGGCGATGCAGCTACGAGTGGGATAGGCTGGCTAGAAGATGGCATCCGTGGCGACTCTACAGACGAGCCTATCTTCTCAAGATACGAGAGCTGGCGTAACATCTGGCACGATCCTCTATCCTTAGAGCGTGACCTCTCTGACGCCAGGTATATTTTTAGATCTAAGTATGTGGACCTGGATATAGCTAAGGCTATGTTTCCAAGTAGAGCCCGTACCTTAGATATGGCAGCGAGTCAGGCTAATGTATATTCAGACATTTCTCACGAAGATGAGTTCTTGGTTGGATATTACGGCCAAAGGGGCTTTAGCGATGGTATCCTTTTTAATTCTGGTAGAGCCTTCACGGACGGTTCCTATAATCGTCGAAATCGCGTCAGGCTTATTGAATGCTGGTATAGAACTCCTGCGTCTATGAGAGTAGTTCGTGGAGGCCGTTTTGACGGACACTCCTACGATGATGCTAACGAGGACATGCTAGGCGAGATCGACGAAGAGTACGCATCAGTCTACGACGCAGTAGTCATGCAGATGCGTGTCTGTATTATGACCGACCATGCTCTGTTAATGAGCGAGGATTCACCATATGCACATAATGACTTCCCATTCACTCCCGTATGGGGCTATCGCCGTAGCCGTGATAATGCTCCCTATGGCATGGTACGTAACATTAGAGATCCTCAAGAGAACCTTAACAAACGAATGTCTAAGGCCTTACACATACTGTCTACAAACCAAATTGTTGCACATGAAGATGCAACGAGTGATTGGGATGAAATCAGGGAAGAGGCGGCTCGGCCCGATGGGATGTTACTCCTAGACGGGAGAAAAGACGCACTATTTGAGTTAAAGCAGGATAAACAGCTAGCCCAGCAGCATGTCAATCTCATGGAGATCGATGCGCAGATGATCCAGGATGTATCTGGGGTTACTGACGAGAACCTCGGCAAGCAGACCAACGCTATATCAGGACGGGCAGTTAACGCTAGGCAAGAGCAAGGCTCTGTCATTACAGTTGAGTTGTTCGACAACCTGCGCTATGCATTCCAGCTACAGGGCGAGAAGCAGCTATCACTGATTGAGCAGTTCTACTCGGAGGCTAAGGTTATCCGTATCGTTGGCGACAATGGGTCCCCTGACTTCGTAGAGCTTAACAAGCCCGAGATCAACCCTGAGACGGGCGAAGTGGAGATGCTGAATGACATCACGAGCACTAAGGGCGACTTCATCGTTGATGAGCAAGAGTACCGAGCTACGCAACGACGAGCTATGTTCGATATGTTTAGCGAGTTGTTCAAGTCCCTGGATCCAGATACTACCATGCAGCTTATGGATCTTATGTTTGAGTATTCAGACTTGCCGGGCAGGGAAGAAGTTGTGTCTCGGATTCGTAAGATAAACGGACAAACTGATCCAAATGCTCAGGACGATCCTGAGGAGATGGCCCGCATCGAGGCTCAGCAAGCTGAAGAGCAGAAGAAGAAGGAGCAGGAAGATAGACGTATTGAGCTCGAGCTATCTAAGATGGAAGCTGATGTTGGTAAGACTGCCGCAGAGACGGAGAAAGTCGGGGCTGACACGGTTAAAACTGGCGCTGATACTGAGAAAGTTAAAGCCGAAACAGTGTCTAAAAACGTGGAAGCCTTGTATCAGAGTACGCAGGTAGCGGCTCAGATCGTAGCCCTACCTGAGACTTCCATGGTGGCTGACACTGTGGCAGGCTCAGCAGGGTATACCGATAAGAACCTAGCTCCTGTGTTTCCTACTGTCCAAGGGGCTGCTAGCCAGCCTATTGGTGACAGGGAACGCAAGAAGATCGAGCGTAGCGCTGGGTTGGTAGATGACGTCGATGGGGATCCGATGACTAGCAATAAGAATATGGGCGGTACCTCCTCTGCAGGAAGTATGGACGGGATTAAGAAACCGGGCGCTCAATAATTTATAACAACGCGCAAGAGGGCGATATGAGTATACATGATGAAGTAGTAGCACAAGACGACGACCTAGAAACACTAGGTCTTACGGAAGAAGAGCTACAGGCTGTTAAAGGTGACGATGAAGAGGAGTCCACAGATGGAGAAGACACAGGGGGCGAACCTACAGGTGGTGATGCTGAGGATCCAGCTCCTGAAGCTGAGAGTCTGGAGACTTCGGATGATGGTGAGGTTGTTGAGGATACAGTGGACGAAGCTCCTAATGAGGATCCAGCTCCAGAGGCAGCAGGAGAGGTAGGGGCAACGTTTGCTCCGCATTTCCAAGCCAGTAGTACAGAAGGGCTAGCTGATCAGCTGGAAACTATGACTACGGAGTATGAGACTGCATCCGAGGCTTTAGCGGCTAAGTACGAAGAGGGCGAGACTAGCTTCTCAGCCTATCGTAAGGAAGACCGCGCACTGACTAAAACCTTTGATAATGCTAAGCAGGGTATTAGTGAGGCTATCTTAGAAGAGAAGATAGCGGCTAACCACTCTAAGCAGTCGGCTGAGCAGAAGTGGGAGATGGAGCAGAATATGTTCTATGTGGATAACGATGTGTATCGTGCCGACCCCATTATGCGCGGGGCGCTTGGCGCTCAGCTAGAGCAACTGTACGCTGATGAGAAGAACTTCGGGAAGAGCGGATTATGGTTCTTGCAGGAAGCGGGCCGTACGCTAGATGCTAAGTTTGGGCGCTCTTCCCCTAATGTCGATGCAGCCGAGACTAAGAAGGTTGTTGAGGCCATGAAGCTTAAGGCTGCTCAGGACAAGCAGCGTAAGAGGGGTAGCAAGGATCCTAAGATCCCTAAGTCCCTGTCTAACGTCCCTGCGGCCGATACCAATAGTGATGATGGGGAGTTCGCGTATATGGACAATCTATCCGGGCTAGCTTATGAGGGCGCCATCGCTAAGATGTCAGAGGATACCCGAGAAAGATTCATGGGGGATTAGATGCTGTATATAGATATAGGGGTAACAGACACTCTTATTATCGGGGATGTAACGGTTACTCTTACCCGTAAGTCGGGTAAGAAGGCTCAGTTAAGGATAGATGCCGACCCCGAGATCATAATAAAGCATAGATTAGCCGATATTAATGACAAAACATTATCACTGCGTAAACCTAAGTGATATACTATCGTCAGGGCTCTGGATAGCCCTGACAATTTGAAGTAAGCGCTAGAGTGCTACCGAAATAACTATTTAACTATAGAGGTATTACTCATGGCACAAACTGTCATCGGAATTAATGACCCAAAAGCGGTCAAAAAATGGAGTGGCGATCTAGCTGTAGACACAGCTCGTAAATCGTACTTCAATAAGAAGTTCATGGGCGTAGGTTCTAAATCATCTACACCAATCCAATTATTGTCACATCTTGAAAACGATGCTGGTGATAACATCTCGTACGACTTAAGCTTGCAGTTGAAAATGGCACCCATCGAGGGTGACAAAGTGCTGCGTGGTAATGAGGAAGATTTAGCGTTCTACACAGACCAAATCTTTATCGACCAAGCTCGTGCCGGTGTTAACACAGGCGGCAAGATGTCACGCAAGCGTACTCTTCACGATTTAAGAGCTGTAGCGAAAGCTAGACAGTCTGAATGGTGGGCGCGTATGTTCGACGAGCAATTCTTCATGTATCTATCAGGTACTCGAGGGTTGAACTCAGATTACTTGTTCCCATTAGGGTACCAAGGCCGAGCTCAGAATGCCTTCACAGCATCTGACGCAGAGCACGTCTTAAAGTCTAGCGCTGGCGCTGGCGGCAATGATGGTACTATCGCTGCTGACGACACTTTCGACTTAGCATTGTTAGATCGCGCTATCGCACGAGCTACTATGATGGGCGGCGGTACGCAGGGTACTCCTCAGATCCAGCCAATCATGGTTGATGGTGAAGAGCACTTCGTTGTGGTTATGAACCCATGGCAAGAATATGATTTACGTACGAGCGCTAGTACAGGCAACGAGTGGATCGATATTCAGAAAGCTGCGGCGGCTGCAGAGGGGCGTAAGAATCCTATCTTTAGAGGCTCCTTGGGCATGTACAACAACGTTGTACTACATACCCATAAGTCTATTATCTTAGATACGATCGACACAGTAGCTTCGGCTCGTGCGTTGTTCTTAGGTGAGCAGGCTGCTGTATGTGCTTTCGGATCTGCTGGTACAGGCATGCGCTTTGACTGGAACGAAGAAATGGAAGATCGTGGTAACCAAGTAGTTATCACGACTTCTAGTATCTTCGGCATCAAGAAGAGTGTATTTAACGGTAAAGACTTCGGTGTCATGCAGCTACAAACTGCTGCAGCTGATCCTTTATAAGGTTAACTTAACGCCCCCCTAACGAGGGGCTCTGCCTCAATTTTTAGGAGAATCTAAAATGGCACTAGTAACAACATTGGAAATGGATGGTACAAAGACTATCCCAGCACCAAATGAAATCGGTAAGATCTACGAACATGAGTTCGTGATCAACTGTGTAGCTAATAACTTAGGCATCGGTGATTTTGTACAGTTAGGCTATAAGCCTGCTGAAGCAGTTATCGTAGAGGCCGCTATTGGTGAAGATGCAGCTGTAGGCGTAGGCCTTACACAAGCAGCTTTAGGATATGCAGATGCGTTGGTAACAACAGCATTAGCATCTACTTTGGTAGCGATGGCGGTTCCAGACAACACAGCGGCTATGACGCAAGTGTTTGAGGACGCTGTAGCTGAAGCTCCTAAGTTCGATGAAGATACTAACTTGTTAGCATTGGAAATCGGTACAGAAGCTGAAGCCTTAGGCATTATCTTCGTTCGTATCCGTTACAGAGCAGCGTAACCCAGATGGACTTAGCCGCCCTTAAAACGGCGGCTCGTTTCCGTCTAGATGATCCTGTAGATGGGGATGAATTGTGGACCGATGGCGAGCTGACCGAATACACTAACGAGGCTATCAACGAAGCATGTCTTCGTGCGCGCCTGAATCTAGACTCCACATCAGTGGACTGCTCCGTCGTAGACGTGATTGCAGGGCAAGCATCATACGAGATCCACCCAAGCGTATTCCTTATAGAACGAGCATACCTAGAGACGACCCAACGAGTCATATCTAAGGTAGGATTCGAAGACCTAGACGCACAGAGCGCTGTGTGGCCTACAGATGAAGATACCCCCGTATCTTATCTAACCGATTTAAACAACTTTGCTGAATTTGGCGCAGCCAGTCAGCAGCTTCAGCTATACCCAATCCCCCTAATCTCAGAGATCTTACGCTTAACAGTGTATAGGCTTCCTCTCGAGGACCTGGCTAGTGATGGGGATGAACCCGACTTACCAGTGCAGCACCGCCCCTTCCTACTAGACTGGATATGCCACCGCGCATATCAAAAACAAGACGCTGATACCTTAGATGCAAGCAAAGCCCTACACTTTGAGCAGGCTTTCGAGCTGCATTTCGGCATGCGTATAGATGCTAGGCGCCAGGAGTGGCGCAGAAAGCAGCGTAGTAAACGTGTTGTAGGGAGCTGGTTATGAGTGATAGACTACTAGATCAAGTCAAAAGACACGAAGGTTTCAGAAGCAAACCTTATAAATGCTCCATGGGTATACTTACTATAGGGTACGGACGTAACCTAGAGTCGAAGGGTGTGTCCCGTCAGGAAGCTCTAGACATGTTATATACCGACCTGGCTAAGGCCCGTAAAAGCGTTATGGACGCAATCCCCTGCGCCATGCACCTGGATGAGGTTCGCCTTGATACCCTTGTGAATATGGCCTTTAACTTAGGCATATTCGGACTACTCAAATTCAGACGCATGCTTGCAGCCTTAGACGCTGGTAACTATAAGAAGGCGTCGGACGAGATGATCGATAGCCAGTGGGCTCACCAAGTTGGGCCTAGAGCTGTTGAGCTAGCTATACAGATGGAGACCGGCCAGTATGTTCCTAACCCCCCTTAAAGTAGAATCCGTACGAGGTACGGATGAGCGTATCCTACTAACTTCCTTAATATGGAGGTCTGCGGCGGGCGATGACTACATTGTCCCCGAAGGATTCAAAACTAATTACGCATCTATCCCTCAGATCTTGCGGTCTATCATAGATAACGATGACCCTGTTCTAAAGGATGCTGCAGTTCTACATGACTACCTATACTCCCTCCCTAAGTTCACTAGGGAGGAAGCAGATAACATCTTACGAGAAGCTATGAAAGATCTAGGGGCTCCCTGGTGGAAGCGTCAGGTTGTGTATTACAGCGTACGTATAGCTGGTGCGAGCCATAAAACACTACCAACTTCAATATAAGGGGACAGGATGGATGATCAATGCAAGGAGAGGCTAACTAGATTAGAGGCCTTCCACGAGGATACACTTCGGTATCGCGACAAGCGGGAGTCCGAGGATGCACTACACCGCGTAGAGATAAGTGAGGGTATGAGGGGTATACGCGAGTCCGTAGGAGAGATCAGTGAGTCCATGGCTAGCCAGAAGAGTTTTATTGCAGGCATAACGTTCGTTATAGTCAGTGTTGCCTTCGTAGTAAACCTATTCGCAGATAAACTATTCGGTAACGGGTAATGGCTGCACCTGCGTATTCTAATGACCTCACAACTATAGCAACGGGCGACCTTAACTATGATGCGGGCACTTGGGATGAAAGTTCTAATATAGGGTGGGACTCCGCAGGGGTAATGGTCGATGATGAGAATCTATGGTACACAGACAATAAAGTAAATACAGGCGAGGCACTAAGCTCTTGCACGTCTGCACAATATACAAAAGATGGGAACCTCACTGGGAATAAGGGCCCAGGTACTATCATGTACACACATACCGGGGCTTTCTCGGTCCCCACAGATGGGGTGGTACTTATACATCATGTATGGGCGGCACCGCCCGCGCTAAACGCTTATGCTGGTAACTTTGGTACGGCGGAAGCGGGCATCACTGTACTAATAGGTGACAGTGTCGGGGTATTTGATGTACATGAGGTTTCGGGTAACGACAAGAGCCCTGCCCCAGAAGGTGGGTGGACGACCTATGTGGTTGATCCAACCTTAACACCTGCGGGATCAATAGGGTCTCCTACCACTACACAGATGGTTGGGGTCGGCGTAGCAGCAGTAAAACAAGCGAGGGGCAATCCTCAGGCTTGCCAAGCTGTTAGATATGGCCGTGGAGAGGTTGAGTACACCATTGGGGACGCCGCAACCCCTGCGACATTCGATGGCTACGCCGCTATAGATAACGCGGCGGCTGACCGTTTCAACCTTCTACAGATCATCCCTGGGGGATTCAAAGCTCGGGGGTTGATGAGCTTTGGTACAGCTGGTACAGCTGTATACTTTGAGGATGCTGATAAGTCTATTGCAATAGCAGACGACCCTAGAGTAAGCTCTACATTCAATAAGGGCGTGGTCACCAATGCTGGGTCCACACTCAAGTGGACTAACATAGCTATAGTCAATCTTAGCTCTATTGCGAAGTACACTTTTACAGTGGGTGATGCAGCTACGACGGTTCATACAGGGTGCTTGTTTACCGATGTAGGGGCATTTACCTATGGGGCTAATAGCACTCAGACCGGGTCTACTTATAGAAGACAGGAACCTGTAGTACAGGGCGGGTCCACGTTCACATCTTGTATATTCGATAAGCCTCTGGCTACAGGCCTGACGGTTAGCGATATAGCTCTCGTTACTCTATCTACTTTCAATAGTAGTGGTACAGGGCATGCGGTGGATCTTGGGGTTATAGGCGCTGATATAACTAAGACGTGGGATAACACGGATGCGGACTACGCTCTTACGGATGGATCTACAGGCAACGAGACTATCCTTGTAAGCGTAGACTCTGGGATAACCCTTACAATAAGTGTAACGGATACAGCTACAGTCCCTACAGTTAATAACACAGGGCTAGGTACCGTAACAGTTGTATCAGGGCAGAAGGACTTTACGTTCACTGTCAGCCCTAACCCTTCACCAGATTACGAGTGGAGACTATACACTGTGACGGCGGAGGGTAGTCTAGTAGGTGCTATAGAGTTAGATGGGGCAGAGCGTGAGACCACGACTGCACAGGTGTACACGCATGCTTATACTAGCCAAGCTATCGCCGTCCAGATCATTAGTAACGACTATGAAGAGCTTATGTATTACGATACATTAACGGCAGCAGATAAGTCTGTTACCTTGAACCTGACCCTGGATGACAATGATTGATATTACGAGAGCACAAGCTACCCAAACTACACGCGACGGAACTGATGAAGAGTGGAGAGTATCCCTAGAGGGGGAGGCCCTTTACACACTGCCTAGCCATTTCACCGTACAGGAAACCTTCCTTGTCCGTGATATAGCAGAGAAGATGATGAAGCTAGCGGTAGCAGAGGTACGTGCGAAAGAGCAGTCCATTGCGACCAAGAATTTAGATACAATCGTGACTAACGGGAACTCCCAGTTAGACGCGCTTAAACGGGAAAACATGAGGCTTGCTACAGCCTTGGAAGACCACTTAGAGGTAACATAGAATGGCACTTATAGATCTATCGAACTATGGATCATCACTACACCAGGCAAGCGCTAATACTTTCTTGGATGGTAATGTATTCTTCGACACAACTAATGGTGAGCTTGGCTTCGGCGATGCGACCACATACGCAACATATACACCTACAGCAGCTACAGCAGCTACGACGCTAGGTGTTACGGCTCCTGACCAGATCACTCGTGCAGCAGGCAGTTTCATTACTGAAGGTTGGCGGGTGGGCATGAAAGTTACTCTAAGCGCCTCAAATACACAAGACGGTACTTATGAGATCGAGTCTATCAGTGCAGATGGCTTAGCTATCACAACTGTAGAGGTTTCGCTTTCTACAGAAGCTGGTTCAGGCGACGAAACCTTAGCAGGTGCTGCAACAACTAATAAGCTTATCAACCTAGACGGTTTAAGATTCGAGGCCGCATACGCGTTCGAGAACCAGGAACGTAGAGCTGATGAGTCCTTACGTAAGTTCAACAGGTTCACTGCTGGTACATTTAAGTTCGGTGGGGCATATGAGTTCGTCAACGGCAGAACACCTGTAGATGATACAGCTCGTAAGCTGTTCCGTGGATCAGGTTGGAGAGAGCTAACAGGATCTACAGTAAACCAACTGTGGTTTGGTCCTAAGGGTCTAGGTGCTATCGAGGCAGCTTCTGTGCCGGCTTTCCAATCAGTTCAGTACGGAGGGTCTACCCCCTTTACTAAGCTTGGCAATATCGACGAGGCTATCCAAGTGTTTGGCGATGTTACCAACGGTAACTTTGATAACACGCTATCCTCTCACTACTTCTCTATCCGAACATATGGTAAGAACTACGATCGGATTGACACGAGTGGAACCCTAGGTATTGCAGAGTTAGGGGGCTATTCATCTGGTGCGGCTTTGAATGAGTCTGACCACTTGACTACAGTGCCTGCTACGTATCCTTTGGTGGATGTATACGGGGGTGCCCAGGTAGCCCCGTGGACCGGTATGACCCTAGAGAAGTTGGACTCCGCTCAGACTGAGACTGGCTTTGCTGGGGCCGACGGCGACTTTACTTGGACGCTTAACAACACAGGTGCGGGCTCCCTTGATGAGTGTGTAGCCTACTTAGATGCTATCGCGCAAGCGGACGCTGTCGTTACTGTAGGGCCTACAGCGCCGGTTAGCCTTAATGGTAAGGACTATGACACTTGGTATGAGTATACTGCCACGGGTAAAGTCAGACCTATTACAGGTGGTGGGGACGGTCTTGGTGTATTCATTGAAGGGCTTACGGGCACTGATAAACTCTTAGTCGAGTTCAGCGATGACGCGGACGTAGTCTGTGTATACCCTGTATTTACCCCCGTCACTGTAGAACTAGGCCAGAACGCTATTGACGATACCTTATCATGGTTCCATATGTACTTGGCTACAGGCTATAACACAGCCGGCGCAACCGAGTATGATGACTCTGTTTCCACAGTGGTAAAAGGGGTTGGTGATAATACATCAGCATTCATCACTGGAGCTAACACCTACGTAGACTTCGAGCATGACTTCACAACCGATGCCTCTGTCAACGTTGTGTTCTTATGTGAAGGCGACGGTGGGGTTACTCAGCAGAAGACTGCTATTACATTGGCTGATACAGCTGTGAGCGCATCATGTGTTCCTTCTGTAGAGAACAACGCTTAGGGGTAGAGCATGGCTTTAACCAGAAGATTAGTTAAAGGCCAGGCGCTGAATGGCGTAGAGCATGACGGGAATATAGACCACTTCGAGTTAAATCCGAGTGGTATCTATATCCCTAAAGGCGCTGATGTCGGGCTTAAGACTGGGAACGACGTTGGCACGGCTGATTGGCCGTGGCACGATCTTACATCTACGGTGCGCTTAGGCGGAACCGCAGCCGACCCTACGTATGTTACATACCAGGGCAGTATTAAGCAGGCGCAGTTTGACGTGGGTGATGAGGTGTATATGGAATTCCATCTGCCCCATGACTATGTCTTAGGCACGACTATATACGTCCACGCTCACTGGTCTCACAATTCGGCTCTGGTTACTACCGGGGGCATTACAGGCAACTTTGAAGCTAGCTATGCTAAAGGGCATGACCAGGACTTCTTTGCGACTCCGATTGTGGCAGCCTTAGTAGATACGGCTTCTACCGTTAGGTACCAGCATATAATCACTGAGGGGCCTTTGTCCTCAGTTGGCGGTGTTGGCGGGCTACTGAAGACCGAGGATCTAGAGCCTGATGGCGTTATCCTATCTAGGGTAGAGCTAACAGGTAATACAATGGATGGAGGGGCTAAGCCTTTCCTACACTTTGTAGATATCCACTACCAGTCTATGGGGCTTGGCACTAAGAACAGATCTCCGGGGTTCTATACCTAATGGCTGTCGTAGCGGTTGATGTCTTTGAGGATGATGTATTTGAGGATGGCATCTATGCCGACTTCACATCCGACTTCGTGGATAGGCTGGATATCCTAGATAAGATAGTCTTCCTAAAGACCGATGCCACAGTGTTCCACCCTGTAGATGATATGTATCGAGAGGTACGTAGCATCCGTAGGGTGGATGAGTCTGTGCGCCGCATGGATAACCCTGTATCATCCCAAGGCAATGAGCCTGCTGGAGCTAACTTCACGCCTAGGCGTGCGGTGTTCAACGACGGCTGGCGCTTAGGGATTGAGAACCCCACTAATGGATTCTTATCTATCATCGGAGAGATGATCTCCGATGATGGAGAGGCGGGGGCTCAGCTAGTGAAGCTAGATTACTTACCTGTAGGGGTGAGCATGTTAGTTAACTACACACCTCCATCCTCTGAAGTTATAGAGGTTGCTGCAGGTAGCGGGCTGTCCGCAACCGAGGCTACTATGCTTAGAGAGATTGCTGATAGGCTAGACCTTAATATCGCTAAACCTAATACGTATGATGATGATGGGGCTAGCATAACTAATGGTGAGTGGACGCTAGACAAAACGGACAACGGGAATGGCACAGCTACGGTACAGCGCTCATGATGAATGACTGGACTAAAGGCCCAACATCGATGTTCACCTTAGGGTGGATTCGGGATACAATAACACCAACAGTTATATGGGGTAAGGTGGTTAACTTTACCTTATCAATTAGAAGGGCTGTACCCTTTAATGTGGAGAGATAAAGATGGTAGCTTCGGATATGGTTCGGCTAGACATGTCGATTGATAGGGCCTGGGCAGGTATAAGTAGTGTAATACGAAATAAACAAGTAGAGCTCTCCGTGTCTGAAAACATCTCAGGCAACGTCTCTATATCTACAAATAATCCCTCTACCGTTAGCATACGCTCTCGCATAGATCTAGAAGGGGAATTATAATGGCCTGTGTGGATCCACACCTAAATGACATCGGTACTATATTCGAACTTACTATCAAGGACTGCGGGGTCATAGTAGACATCTCGTCCAACTCAGCATTGGAGGTAATATTCGAGAAACCCGATAAGACCATCCTCTCCAGAGTGGGAGTACTATCTACAGATGGCACCGATGGTAAGTTGCAGTATGTGACCATTGCAGGTGACCTAGATTTAGAGAAGACTTGGAAGATCCAAGCTAGAGTTACTCTTCCTACAGGTACGTGGTCTTCTGAGATTAACAAGTTTGTAGTCAGGGGTAACCTAGACTAGTATGGACGAGCCTACCCATAACATAGGCCGCTTCAATGGACTGCGTAACAAGCAGCAGTCCAGAAGACTCGAGCCGGGCGACCTGACGGTAGCATCTAATATTGATGTAGATGACACAGGTGGGATCCTCCTGAGGCCTGGGTTCATTAAGAGCTTAGACCTTACTAGCGTGACCGCCGCGTTCACCACTCACGATGAGAGGCGTGCGTTTGTAGTAGATAACGGTAACCTTATACTAATCCATCCAGGGCTTAGCTCTGAGATCATAGCCATGGGCATGTCCACTGGCTACATCCATTGGGTAGAGATAGGGAAGTTCGTCGTGCTATCTACGGGGCATATCATCGATGGTATGAACAACGTCACGTCGTGGAGGATAGAGACCCCACTACAGCCGAAGGTCAGCGTGGTTAGTGGCAACCTACCTGCGGGGCAGTATAAAGTAGCCGTCGCCTACGCCGATCTATCGGGTCGTGAAGGTGGGGCCTCTGATATCCTTACCCTCGACGTCCCTACAGACTCAGGGTTGACTATCGCTCCTGAGTTCCTGACTAACGATCGGGTACGCGTATACGTCTCGGAGCCTGATGGCACTGAGCTATACCTATACACCTCGCTTATCACAGGCAGCGTGACAGTTACAGACGTTAAGTCCGTTAGCATCCCTATAGAAGCTGAGCAGATAGGAGCGCAGCCCGCCCCTGATGCGAATGCGCCTATTGCTTACTACGAGTCTAGCCTCTGGGTAGCCCAGCACGATGGGGCTAACTCAGTGGTATGGACGTCGAAGCCCTCCTGGTGGAACTTGTTCAGTTTACAAGAGGACTACATCCAGGTGCCGGGGCGTATCACGTCCATGGTGGGCCATGCGCAGGGGTTGATAATAGGGACTGAGGGCGCTATCTATGTGTATAATGGAAACCTTGAAGAAGTGGCCTCGTATGGCACTCCTGAAGGGCGGCCTTTTGACATAGATGACCGAGGGATGGTCCATATATGGACTAATCAAGGGATGTGCTCAGCGCTTCCTTTTAAGAATCTAACCGAGGAAAAGGTTAGTCTGCCTCCGGGCAAGGTTGTGCACACAACTGTTATTGAGCATAACGGATTTAGAAAACTTGTAACGCTTACTGATAACCTCGGTGAGCCTGATAACAACCTATTGTAGGGGATTTAAAAATGGCTGTAAGATATAGTACCGGGTGCCTTAGTAAGTTACTTGGCGAGAGTGGAGTGGACACGGGGGCTAATGGCTTGCGAGGGATCTTCAAAGATTGCGTGATCGATATCTACTCTGGCGCTCAGCCGGGAAGTGCCGACAATGCAGTGGCATCAACACTGCTGGCGCGAGTCACCTTGGATGCAGCAGCATTCGTAGAGGGTTCGGCTATCAACGGCTTAGAGTTTGAGGCTCCGGTAGGCGGGATCTTGTCGAAGGCCACCGCTGAGAACTGGAAGTACACGGGCTTAGCTGCTGCGGGTTCAGGGGTATCAGCTGGATGGTTTAGACTACGCGGCAACGCTGTAGATGATGCACTATCTTCTACGACGCTACCTAGAATCGACGGTTCTATTGGTACAACCTCTGGCGACATGCTGCTTAGTAACATCGTAGTAGTAGAGAACGCGCCGGGTACGGTTGATGTCTTCACAATCACATTATCATAAGGAACTAGCATGGCAATGTCAGATTTTTTAGAGGCATCAATCCTCGACCATATTTTAACTGCTACGACGTATGCTTCGCCTAATGCGACGCTGGCTTTAGCTTTGTTCACAGCCGACCCAACTGATGCTAATCTGACAGCGGGCGAGGTTGATGTTGGCGTAGATGATACAGCTTATGCTCGTCAATCTATTACATTTGCAGCTGCAACATCCGGTGTAGGCACTTCGA